ATATATTAATCCTATTGCGTGTCTTTTTTCACTAAAGTTCTGTGTAGACTTCATAATATCTGCATAGTCAACCAATACCATATCTGGTTTTATACCTTGTAGTTCACATTGTTGTAAGTGAGCTGTAATTGTATTGATTGATGCGGTTCTTGTTGGATAATATTTAATTACCAACTCACCCTTTAATTGATTAATCTTTTTCAATACCTCTTCTTTGTGGTATTGTAAATTTGCTGTTGGTTGTCCTGATACAATGGTATCATATCTTAATCCAACATATTGTGCATTTAATTCTAATGTATAATGTATTACGGTTTTACCTTGACGAACTGCGTCTGCTCCGATTGCTTGTAGTGTCCAAGATTTACCAATACCTGCTGGTGCAACTATTACTCCAAGTTCTCCACCGGCTAATCCTCCGTCCATTAACTCATTGACACTATCCCATTTCGTAGGAACACACTTTCTTGATTGTTGTGTTAGTCGTTCTTCCAAACCTGTAATGTATTCGTGTCCGATATCTCTTTCGATACCAGCGGTCATCGCAGTATCAATCACACCTTTGATTTTATCATATTGTTGGGTATCCAACAACTCTACTGATTCCATAATTGCTGCTTTAATAATTTGATTACGACAAAACTCTATGGTTTTTTCTTGAACGAATTGTAAGTCTGGTGATTCTCTATGGTTCCAAGCATTTCTTAATGAATCCACTACTGATGTTTTTAATGTATCGTTATCCAAGTCATCAATGATAACTTTTAGAGCTTCCATTGTTGGTGGGATTTTGTAGTGGTCGAAATACTTTTTGATTTCTTTGATTAGAAATTTATTACTATCGGCATCAAAATAACTTGTTTCCAATATATCATACACGGTTTTTATAAACTTATTGTTTAACAACAATGATGCGATGATTTTTGATTGGAAAGATGTTCCGTATTGTATTAGTGATTCGTTTTTACTCATAACCTTTAATATTAAATATCAAGTTCTCCATACAAAGATGATGCTTTTTTTTCATATAATTCATTTTTCTTCTTTTGACGATATCGTTGACGAGCTTTCTCTTTTATTTCTTCTTTGTTGCGTTGATAGTGTTCCATTTGCCACTTTCTTTGAGCTTCTCGTCTTTCTTTTTCAGTATGATATTTTCGTTTTCTACCCACTAAATTTTTCCCACATTTTTAATGGTTGTTCTACTTTATCTAAACGAGCTTTTGCTATCTCGTAATATTCTTCTTCTCGTTCTATTGCGATGTAATCTCTTTCTTGTGATACACAAGCCAGTGCCGTAGTTCCACTTCCTGCGAAAGGCTCCAACACTACATCTCCTTTACGACTACCCAACACTACTAAATAATTCATCAATGTCAATGGTTTTACGGTCGGGTGTATATTACGACTTGGTGCTTTTTCACTACCAAACTTTCCTGATGCTGAATTTACATCATCAATATAATCTCCAACTCCACCACCACCGCCGGTAGTTTGTTTAGTATCAAAGTTATCTAATCCGTTGTTCTTTTCTGCTTTACTGGCTTTTGGAACAATCATAAATGGAAATGTTTTCTGAACTGGTTCTGGTAATGATTTTAGATTTTTACTAAACCACTCATCTAAACTAAAGTATCTTGAATAATCATCTAATACTTTATCACTTACCAACATATTGGCTGGAAATCTTCCTGCACTTTCATCAACGAAGTTTTCTGAAGGGTCAAGTTGTTCAATGTCTCCACCTAAAAAATGTTCATTACCTTTAATGGTAGTTCCGATTGTTTCAGAACCTTTAAATGATTTTTGTTTATCAACATAACTATCGTAATCATCTCCCTCATCAAATGGTATTCTACAATCATCAAACCAAGAAACTGCTTTTCCGTTTTTCTGTGCTTGTGCTAATAATCCTTTTTCTTCTATTGGTTTCATTGCGACAATCACAACTTCAACTGCTGGTTTTGGTTGGAATCCACCATAACTTCCGTCAAGTTCCTTTTTATCTCTACCAACTTTATCCAACATCTTACCCATATTCATTGCTTTTGGAAACCCACTTGCGTATGTCCAATAGATTGGTGTGTAGTCAATTCTAAATCCAACCCTTTCTAACATTTCTGCCATACGATATTGAACATCACTTCTTGGTGCCGACATCACAAATGCTAATGCACCTGGTTTCAATACTCTGAAACACTCTTCAAATATTTTAATGTCTGGTAAAACCTTATCCCAATCTCTACCCATAAATCCATAACCGTAGGGCGGGTCTGTGCATAATAAATCTACTGAATTATCATCAAACTTTTTTAATTCTTTAGCACTATCTCCGTGAATTAATTGTCTATTCATGCGTCTCCTCTGCTATATGGTTCATTTTGTTAAATGTGGTTGCCAACCAACTATTTAGATTTGGTAATGCTTGATACATTTTATCCTCTAAGAACATCTTCTGAAATCTATGTTTGATTAGTCGTTGTATTGGTCGTTCAACTATTTCTTTAATTTTTAATTTTTGTTGTCCTGATATGATTCCGTCTTCTAAGTCCATTAGTCGTTTATTCATATCTAATAAATCTTTTGATTGTAATACTCGTTCACACAAAGGATTCTTTTGTGTTTCTGCACTTCTGTATATATCGTCCAATGAATACTTTTCTTCTGTTTCCATAAATGGAAATAACTTGATTAGAGTTTTCTTTCCAATACCATTTACTCCTGGTATTCCGTCTGACTTGTCTCCGTCAAACATTCTAAATAATAAAAAATTCTTTGGGTGTATTCCGTACTCGTCAAATACTTTGGTTTCGTCATACATTTTTTTCTTGGTAGGTGAATACACCCTTGTGGTTTCGTCAACCAATTGCAGAAAGTCTTTATCTGTTGAAACGATTGTAGTTTTATTTTGTTTGTAAATATGTTTAGACAAATAACCAATCACATCATCTGCCTCACAATTTTCCATATTCATAATCGATAGTGGTAAACACTCTAAGTATTCCACCACACGATTAAGTTGTCGTATCATCATTTTTTGCTCTTCTTCTCTTGTTAAGAAGTCGTGAGCACGATTTAAACGATACGACATCTTTCGTCCCATTTTGTATTCTGGGAATATCTTTCTACGGCGGTTAGACCCACCTTTACCATCAAACACGATAATGGTTCGAGTAGGTCTAATCATATTTATATTGAACGCTAATGACCTTAAAAAACCAACTATTCCACCAATGTGAATCCCGTCCTCATTGGTAGTTGGTATGGCTGAAAATACTCGTATGAATAAATTCATGCCGTCAATCAACATAACCGAGTCATTAGGTTTACCAATACCTAAATCGCCGCCAGATTTTTTGATTTCATCTAAGATAGACAAATGTCTTTGGTTAGTCACCAATTACCTCGTCCGTAAACTCAACATCATCTATGCCTCGTTTTTCTTTATATTGCAGTATGGATTTTTCACAAATCAACTGATATATATATTCTCTTAGTTCATCATTTGTTGAGATGATTTCTTCCCAATCTTTTGATTGGAATTTAATTTCTTCTCCGTTGTGGTCTTCAAGTGTATACCAAGAACCTCCCACCTTTACAAGTTTGTGTTCTTTCATTACACTTAACCAACCACCATAATTGTCGATACCTCTATCAAAATACATATCGTAGTCTGCGTGTCGTAGTGGTGGCCCTAATCTATTTTTGACAATCTGAGCTCTACACTTCATACCCAATACATTTTTACCTGTATCTTTGATTTGTCCCATATTTTTTAATCTAATACGAGTTGAAGCGTGAAATGGTAATGCTTTACCACCTGATGTTGTCCAAGGGTCTCCAAACATTACTCCGAGTTTTTGTCTTAATTGATTAGTAAATACCAATGCAACACTTTCTCTACCGATAAGTTGAGTGATTTTTCTCATTGCTTTTGATATGATAATTGCTTTTGATGTAGCGTATCCGTCTTTATCGAAGTCGGCATCCATTTCAACTTTTGTTGAAGCTGCTGCTAATGAATCAACCAAGATTGTAACACATCTATCTTTATCTGATTCTCTAACTTTGGTTACGATTTCTTCGATAGCTTCGAATATTTCTTCTACGGTTTCTAAATGTAAGTATAACATTTTATTCAGGTCTAAACCGATTACTTCCATAAACTCTTGACTGACTGAAGTTTCAGTATCAATATAAACTGCTACTCCACCTTTCTTTTGAGTTTCTGCAAGTATGTGAGCTCCGAGTAATGATTTACCACTACTTTCTAAACCATTAATTTCTGTTATACGACCGACTGCGATACCACCATTTGGTCTATTAGATATAGCCAAGTCCAATGTAGAACTACCTGTTGAGATGAAGTCCTTAATATCTGTTGGTGTGGCATCGCTTCCGTCTAAGAAATATGCTACTTTGTTCGTGTCTTTGAATTTTTTATTCAAAGATTCGGCTAATGTATTAGCCAATACATCATTTACTGACATAGTAGTCTCCTAATTTATGAATTGAATAGTTCGTCAAAAGCTTCTGATGTATCTTTTACTTTGTTTTGTTCCATAGTAGAAGTTTCAGTTGCTTGTTGTGGTGTTGATTCTGTTGAAGAATCTTCACTTGGGTTTAACCATTCATTCAATACATTAGTCAAGTCATCATAAGATTGTTCTTGATAGATGTCACGAATATCCTTTTGAGATGACTTTACTTTTTCAAGTATAGTTGGGTCATCTGAAATAGGTGTTTGATTAGGTTTTACTCTAATCTTTGTTGTAGGGAAACTCGCACCACTTTCCTCTGCTGAAATAAATTCAACAACTACATCACGACCATTTACTGGGTCTGTAATGTCCCCATAATCTGGGTCTGCGATGATTGAAAGAAGTTCTTGGTAAACGGTTTTACCAAATCCCCAAAATCTAACACCTTGTGATTCTTCACCTCTAACGATAACTGGTGCAAAGGTTCTCATCTTTGCTTCCAATTTCTTAGATAATTGATAATCTTCTTTATTACCACTTGCTTTGAGTTTTTGTGCGAACTCTTCAATTGGGTCTGGACGACCAAAACTGATTGGTGATAAATAAGAACGATTGTTCAGATTATAGTGGAAGAATAATTCAATAAAAGGATTGTCTTTATTAAATTCATAAGGCACTACACGAATTTGGGTTTTACCTGGTTGTGGTTTCCATAAACTTGATGTGCGATTGTTTGTGGTCTGTAATTGACCGAGACGTTTGCGAATTGCGTTTAAGTCCATTTTGTATCTCCTATTTAGTATTTTTCATTTGTTATTTTTCACTTTTGGTGAAACCTTTATTTACATATATAAATAGTATGTTCATATATAAAAATCGATTTTTTTTAAAAAAAAAAGAGAGCCGTGTTTTTAAGTCTGTAATAAAAGGTGGAAACTAAAAATCGTGGCTCTCTCTTTAAATTTTTGGAATATGTTGGGGATGTGAGATTAATGATTACTCACAATTTCCGTCTTGGATTTTACTAACTCTATACTTTATATCTATCAGTTACGATAGTTCATCTCAAGGTGGTTATTCCTCATTGATGTGAATACAACTTCTATATAAATGCTTTATCTCTCCAAGTGTAGATTGTTCAGCCATTAAGTAGGATTTCAGTTTTACCCTTACCTACAATAGAGTCATAAGAATCATCTTATGTTTTTTACGGAAATACATTAGACAATATCTGTCGATATAGATAATTAGAATATCTACCAATTATCAAGTCACCACAACTTTGTCTTAGATTGCGATATGGGCTTCAAATGTCTACCCATTATTCTGCCAATCCCATAGAAATATCCGTCGATATTTCTACTTTCCAATTCCAAATTGTCAAAAAACTAATACTTACTAATTAAGTATACATTTATATATATATACTTAAAATCCCAAAATGTATTTTTTTTGGGATTTTTTTATTTTTTTTCTAAGAAGTTCTTTCAGACCAAGAACGAACTTCAGAAACGCTGTTTTGTATTTCAGCTTTCTTTTCAAAGAACTCTTTAAAATCTCCCCACTTCTTTGTATTTGCAAGTCTGGTAGATTTATTAGCCATTGTTTTGATTTTCTTAGATGTCAATGTTTTGTTTTTAAGTAAAGAATTCCTGAGCGCTTCCACATCAAGAGTCATTGTCATCTTTTCCTTATGTCCTTTTACTTGTCCAACTACTTTTAGTATCATAGTTGAAACTCCTTTCGTTAAATTAAAATAAAATAAAAAATTAAAATCTTCGGTAGTAACGAACCTTTTCATCTAAATCGAATCTTCGCGTTCTCTCATCACCCCTTGACACCCGGTCGGCAACAAACCCCAAGTAATATTTCTAAAACAAGTATCTGATTTGATGTCTACCCTTCCGGCATATCGGAACAAACCACACTAAGTTTCCAAAGTGATTCTGTTTGTTTTGTTTACCTAACCACCTGTCTTACCGCCGATATCATCGCCCGTCTGGACACGATAAGATTTCCGTGATGAATTTACTACCTAATTGTCAAAAAACTTACATAATAATATAAGAACAAAAAATGAAAAAGTCAAGTGTTTTTTTAACTTTTTTTTCCTACATCAATTATCAAAAAACTTACACCTTAATATAATAAGACTTTTTGACAATGTCAAGTGTTTTTTTTATTTTTTCCAAGAAGTTGTATCTACGATTTGGTAGATTTTGGTAGGGATTTTTTGTAATCCCATTTCGTTTGTGAGTAATAGTGTATTGGAAAACTCATTCCAATCCACCATATAAGATTTGTCAAGAACTCCTCCGTTCTTTTCTCTGATGACTTCGTTTAGTGCATTGATTGTATACAATGTATTACTTTGTTTTTTTCTGTGTAAAGATATAGTATCGATAATGCTTTCTTCGTAGTCGTATTTGTATTCTATGTTGTATGTGCAGATTAATTGTCCTAAGTCTTTTTCATTTTGAAACACATATACTTTTTCATACAATACATCATTACAAGTGATGATAATATCCAAGGTATCGTTTAATCTTGGTTTGGAAGTAAAGGTGCATAGTAATTGAGTTTTCATTATGACTTACCCCCGTCAAAGCATTTTTGCATATTTGGTGACCATTGAGTTGTTGTAGATGTTGGACTATCTGGACCGTCTTTACCACGATAGGTTTTTACACCGATAAATTTTTTCTCTTTTGTACCTTTGTCAATCGCAAAAATCTCCACAACTTTACCAGTTGTATACTTATTTGTTTCCCTATCTTTTGTAAATCGTTCTTCAGTCAATACCTCAAAATTATCTTGAGCGTCTGATGTATTTTTCACACCCAAACATTTTTTTATGTCTTTTGCTGTTACATCAACACCAGCCATTGCCAACTCGGTGTTTCTTTTCAATAATGAATCATAATCTTTATCGTCTTTTGGTGTATCTATTTTGTCTAAATGTAAATCATCAGTTACTTCCTGGAAACCTATCAAATCACTAACTGGCTTTTCTTTTCCTGATTTGGTTTTTCCTTTGATTTTCTTTAATTGTTCTGTGGTTTTTCTTTGTAAGTTTAATGCTTGTTCTCTCAAGTCTGAAATAATACCCCTTGTTCGTAAACTCTCTGGTATGTCTTGATTATTACTTTTTAAGTAATCTCTTTCTTCTTTACCTATCCTGGAAGCTATTTTAATTCTATTAGATGACATACTTTCACCTTCTTTTGACATTTCTTTTAGTAAGTCATCATAATTATCAACACCGTAGTGTTTCATAGCATCTTTGATATGATTTTTAGTTCCCTTTTCTTCATATGATTGGTTTTGTTCTTCTAAATGTTTGATAGCTCTTTCTCTATCTTCACCCTCAAGTGAGTCAAAGTGTTTAGCTAATTGAACACCTGTTTTTTTATATTGTTTTTCTAATCTTTCAGTTTCATCTTGTGATTCCTTAATTATGTTCTTTACTTGGTTAGCTGTTTTTTCATCAAGATTTCCTGTTTTAACTAACTTATCAGCTATTTTTGATTTTTTGGTAAAATCACTATAAAGGGTTCCGTTAGCTTGAATATCGTTAAATCCTTTTTTATCTGACCAGCCATCATAAATAATATTACCATTATCATCTTCCGTTAATACTGCTGTATCGGATGCGTTTTCACCACCACCACTTGATTTAACCCAATCTACCATAACATCTTTAGGTATATTGTATACTTTATCAGTTTCTTTATCGTAAACAAATATATCACCTGTTGAGTCTTTTATTTTATTTTCTAATCTATTTAAATCACTTTCAGTTCCACCGAAAACATCTTGTGTGGTGTTTTCACCAAACCCAACCTGGTCAATTGCTTTTTGTTTACCTAATTTTGCTCTATCATTTTTAGACTTTGCTGAACGAGCTGCTATTCTGGCAGAATTATATAAACTTCGTTTATCCGCATTTTCTTTACCTTGTAGTTCGTCTGGAATAGAACCTTTATCTTTTTTATTTGGACTTTCAACATTAGTTTTTTTCTGTTGATTACCTAAAGCTGTTCCGAGAGTTTTTCTATATAGAATTTCTGTAAGTTCATCTTCAGTTAAGTCTGAATGTTCATTTAAAATTAACGAACCTTCGTTAGAAATATTCTCATTAAAATTAGAACCTGCATTTCCTGGCGCTACCCAAGGTGCGTCTCTTTTGTATCCTTTATCTAAAGCTTGTTGTGTTGTTTCTGATTCTTGTAATAGTGGGCCTTTTCCGTCTTCACCATATAATTCTTTTTGTATCTTGTCTACTTTTTCTTTATCAAATTTATCATCAGTTGATTCTTCTTCACCCTGCTCATCACCTTTTAGGTCTGGTAATTCTTCACCGGCGGTTGTTTCTTGACCACCTATTGTAACTTTAGTGTCTGGTTTTATTTTGTGTTTGGATGCGTATTTTTGTAGTGCGGCTTTATCTTTAAACTCTAATTCATTTAAGTTCTTTAATAATTCCACACGAGCGTCAATAGGCCATTTTTCTTCTTTTAAAATATCCCATAATTTCATTAAGTGTTGTTCGTTTCGTAAATCTGGAATTCCAGTAGAAACTCTATAACTTAACTCGTTGAGTATTTTTTTCCAATTATTTTTCATATACGATAGTTATTCCGTCTTTTTCTAATGTTCCGTCTTGATGTAAGGTTTCCATATCTTGTTTTGACATACTAATCATCGTTGGTTTTTTGAAATCATATTTTTGATTTACTGGGTTTGCTATTCCCTCTTGTTCTATTTGCTGTGGTGTTTTGAAAGGTGGGTTATCTTTATCGGTTTGAACCTTACCTAATTCTAAAACTATATCTTTTAATTTCATTTGAACTTCTCCGTTATGTCGTCCATATCGTGATAGTTTACTCCTCGACTAATCTTGACTGGATATTTACCACCACTTTCAATTGTTTGTTTTACCATATTTAAAAAATCTAACCCGTCTTTTGTATCAAAATCAAATAAAAAAGCATCATAATTATACAATATCAATTTACTATTGAATTGTTGTAATTTAGGATTTAACTTATTTAAAATCTTGATATTGTTTTCTGTTTCCATTAATTGTATCATATAATTAAACAACTTATTTGGATTCATATCGTGTAGATTTTTCCTATATATCTTTCTATTATAAATATAAGACTGAACAAAATCATTGTTTTGAAAGTCGTTCCAAAGTAATTTAATATAATCATTTACTTTTGAGAAAAATGGATTGTCCGACACATCATCTGTGATTCCTCCGTATAAATATTTAAATGATAAAGCTTTTGCTTCATCATAAGGTAATCCATATAGTTTTGCCATATGTTCGTGAACTGATGTGTTTGGAAAATCATAACCGATGATTTCTCCGATTAATCTTAAGTGATAGGCATCAAAGTCCATTTCCACCAAAACTCCATTATTAAACCTACTGATGAATTGTTTTCTACTTCCGTCTGATTTATTCAGGGCTGCGAAGTTTAATCCACCGAAACGATTACTTGGTCTTCCGGTTGAAGTAAATGGATTGTATTCCGAGTATATGATTTTTTCATAAGTCTTTAATCCGTTTCGTTCTATTCGGTATAGTGTTTCCAGTATGGTTTGGTCGTGTTGTTGATATTCTTTATATAATTGTTTTGATATTGGTTGAAAGTATTCTGCGTGTTTCACCAAAGGAACGACATCATTGATGTTTTGTTTATCATAGTTTAATCTGTATTGATGATGATGTGCGTTGGTTAAGTGTTGTTCTGAATCATATGGTTGATTGGTTTGTTGATAGTATGCCCAATTTAAGTCTCTTATGTCTTTACCGAATACCAATGTGTTGTGATTGTATTGTTTTAAGTCTTGAACATAAATGGTTTGGTCGGTTTCTATCATTGGTAGATTATCTCTAAATTGTTCCGTATGATGAACCGGCACAATGTATTGTTCAAATTGAAAATCAACCCAATAACAACTAATACGATTTTCTTGTGGATGTTGTTGAACATCTGAATACATTTGCAATAATACAAATGGTTTTGATTGTATGTGTTGTTTTAATTGGTTGAATAGAATATCTGTATTTACTATAACCATTTACAATAAGTATTGATTTAATTAATCAAAATATAATTTATTTATGCGTCTCCGTCAAAACCCTTTCCAGTTAGGTATCTTGACCAAAAGTATTTTTCATTATCCGAAAGGTATCCAGTATTGTTTATATTTGTTTCTAATGCCTCATTACTTGCTTCTTTTAAAACTCTATTTTTTTCTTTATCAATAGATTCCTTTACTAATATTTCAGAAATTACATCTCTTTGGTCTCCACCATAACCAGCATCAATTAATTTTGGAACATCAACTATCATTCTTGAATCTAATTTAGTTGTCCAACCAGTTGTACTGATTTCGTGTTCAACATTCACCACCATAAAATGACAAAAGTCTTTATATTTCTTTGGTAGGTAGTTTAAATAAAATAAATCTCCTACTTTGATTCCACCTATACCTTGTAAAGTTAATGATACTTGTAGTGGAACTGCGGGTAGAACTGAACTAAAATTTGATTCTACACCTGGTGCTTTATTTATTCTATATAACATTGTTCTTTTAAATTCATTTATCATAGTTAATCTTGCACTTGAATATATTTGTACAGTTTTATCTTCTGGACTAAACCAATAAAAACTACTTCTCAACTCTGCCTGTGCTTCTGCTTCAAGTTCTCTTCTGACTTCCTCTCTTTCTTCAAGTTTATCGCCAATTTTACCTAAGAAAGAATTAAACTTTTTAGAAACACTATCTATTAAATCTTGAACTATATTTTTATCATCTTTTATTAATTCACGAGTGTTTTTAAATGAAATGCCCCTATCTACTCTTTTTGTTCCTTCTATAATTTTTCCTTCTTTGTCATATTCTGCTGATGAACCAATATATTTACCATCTTGTTTGGTAAAATTACCCAAGACTGGACTTGAAATGTTGTTCAATATATTATCATATTTTTTACTTTCTAAATTCTTTTCTTTTGTTTCTTTTTTTTCTCCTGGTTCAAAAGTATTATCCAACATAGACAACGCTCTCATAGCTAATGCGGTGTATCCTTTCCCATCGTCTGCACTTGTTTTACTTAAATCTACATTTGAACCATATACTGCTAATGTTGCCATTTCTGATGTATTAGATGTTGTTAATGTTTGTTCCGATACAATAGAATCTTTAGAGTAAACTGGAAATTTAAATATTTTAGTAGGGTCTTGTTTAGATGACAATTGTTCTTGAACATTAGTATCGTCTATTTTTCCTACATTCATATCGGTAACCATTATTCTTCCGTCAGATGTTTCGTTTTCAACAATAGAAAATCTCCAAAATCCACCATAATCATTGGATACTTTTTGCCAAAACTCTTGAATGGATAACTCAATGTTCTTAGATTCTTTGAAACTTTCCATTAAGTAATTTACATTAAAATACATATTTCGTATTTGTCCTCTATATTTTCCTTCCACTTGAGTTTCAAATTGTGGTAATCTATCATTTGTATCGTTGATTAGTTCTTTTAATAAAAATTGATTTCTACCTCTTTCACTTGCAGTAACTTCGTCAAACTTTTTGGTTTGTCCTGGTAAAATGATAGAATCAAATCCTAATGAATACAATTCATTTGAATTGTTACAAATAGTATTTTGTAGAGTATTTTCATCTACATTACCTGTACAACTTAAAAATTCTGTTTTAAATGTTTCGTCTGGTGTAACGAACGAGAAAAAACTATTTAATATAAAATCTTCAAACCAACCCCAACTAACAAGTGCTAATCTATCATCACTTTTATCGTTATCATATGTAACTATACCCGTACTTATTTCTTGACCAACCACTTTAAGATTTTCTGAGTTCTCTACAAAATAAGTTCCATTTTTTTGATATGTAGTGACACCTGCTCCATTTTTTAAAACTTTTTTAGTTCCTCTTTCATAACTACCTTTACCTATGTCTTTTGCATAATTCTCAACAACATCAGGAAGTGCTTTAATCACTTGATTAAAAGTTACGAAAGTTTCTTCTAACTTTCTAAATAGTCTTTTTTGTTTTTCTTTTAATTCTAAGTTTTCATCTTTCACCTGAGCTAATGTTTGATTTACATAACCGACTAAATTTTCTACTTTTCCGTCTGACATTGATTTTTGACCGAATATATTTCTACCCATACTACTTATCTCTATGGTTCCCTCATATGTTCCCTCTTTAGTTTGACTAAAATTGTAATTTGTTACAACACCAACCAATGCATTATAATTTCCCTTACCCACTAAGATTCTTTTTTGTATATCTTTTGATATTTTTAGTATGGTGTCTCCATCTAACGCTGGTAGTTCTAAATTATAAGGTAATGACCAACCAAATTCAACCAACATATATCTTCCAAACTTTAAAAAATTATCTTTAAATTCATCAAATTCTTTTGGGTCTGGAACTACAAAATTAATTGTTCCTTGTTTCATAAAGTATTCTTTGAAAGAAGTTGATATTGATGTGATACCTGGTTTACCACGATATGGGTTTCCATTTTTTATATTTAGTGGTTCATTAATTGGATTATTATTTTTATCAAGATTTGAATTTAATGAAATAACTTCACCCTTCCCTAACACTACGGATGCTCTTGCCCAACAAGATTTAACAAATTGATGTTGAACTGATGACTGAACTGAATCTAATATACCTTCTGGTGTCTTTTGAAAATTTAAAGAATCTATTCTATTGAATAGTTCTTTTTGAATTGGTTCATCAATGTAAGTTCTGAAAAAACTCATTAGTATCCTCCAGATACACTTCCGACTTGACCACCACCGGTGATAAATTCTTCTCCTGTTTCAGATAAATCTGTTGGTATTCTGTATTCTTTACCAACTTTTAAAAATAATCCTCCGTCAAAACACTCTGGATTTGCTCGTGCAATTATCCACCATAAATCTGGTGAACCATAATATTGATTTGCAAGTGTATCTAATCTTTGTCCAAATTTTGCCCTAATCAACAAATCGGTATCTTTTTTAGGAAAAGTTGGATATTCCTCTGTGGATAAATATTGTTGTTTGTTTTTATCTTTTCTAATAATTGTGTCGTTGTATCTTGCCATAATTATCCTCTTGAACTAAATGGTATTGATATGTCATTAAATGCTGTTCTGGTTTCATCTTCTCTAAGTTGTCTTCTTAAATCTCTTTGAAGAGCGTCATTACCATCTGCAGTTAAATTTAAATTACTTGTTTTATAGGTTTCTGGTATATTGTTCTGAATTTTTATTAAATTTTCTCGTTTTCTTTCAGAAATGATTTCTTCAGTAGATTTTTTTAATGCTTCTGCTTGACCTTTTTCAATTATATCAAAATCTACTCCGTCAATATCAAATTGTTTTCCTAATAGATTTGGAAGTTTCTTTCCAATAAATGTAAATTCAACCGATACATCACACAAGTGCGTTAACTGATATCCGTCTTCAGTTTCCCAATTAGAATTTTGCGGTATAGTTATGTTTACTGAACTAAAGTATCCTGGTTGGTCTTTATATAAATCCCCAATCGTTAACTCTACAAATGGTGCGACTGGTCTTGGTTCGTTATCATTTTGAATTACATTGTCTTGATATGCTGGTAATGTTAATGATTTAATTGCTTCAATTTTTTTCCACATCAATGGTATATCACCACGAGTCAAAGCTGCTACTTTAAATCCAAAACTAATGTTTCTTGAATACCCAGAATAAACATACACTTGGTCTGCTCTACCGATGTATCTTGTTGGATTATATTCTCCTGATGAATTATCTGTTATATCGTTTAAGTATGCTGGAAAGTTTATAAGTCTTTTTCCTATTGGGTCATTGATGTAAAATTTAATAAAGTCTCTTGGAAACCCAGAGTTGAATATTTCTTCTTTGTTATCTTCATAGTACATTTTTGATGATAACCCATAACTTTTTTTGTCATCAATCACTACACCTAATCTTCTACTTGGTCTTTTATTTTTATCATTAAATCTATTAACTCCAAGAAATATAGATGTTGATGGTTTATCAAATTTTATACCTTGATTTACGACTTCACTTCCGTCTTGTATATCACCACCAACTATGTTATCAGTTTTAACTCCTAAATTCTTAACTAATGATGTAGGGTCATAGTTTCTTGTGTCTTCGTTTGCATTTAATTTATGTAGTCCAATTTGTTTTCCAACGAATAACGCAGTTTTCTCTACACCGACATCTTTAACTGCTTGAAGTGCTTGTTCTCTTCCTTTAATTTCTGGTGGTAAAGTATCGGTGTCGATTTCTGGTCTTGGTAGTTTTGTTAATTCTGATGTTCGTTCAGTATTATCACCTTGTTTGACTTTGAATGTTCCGTCATCAGTATTGGTTCCACCAATTCCCTCTGCTAAGTTTGTTTTTAAATCTATTAGTGCCATATTAATTTGCTAATGCCTCTGTTGATGTAAATGGTGTAAAGTTATCTGTTGTCTTGGTATTTCCAGCTATCTGGTCATTTGAACCTGCAATTCTATTCATTAACATATTCAAACCTTGAAGTGCTATTGCGATACCAGCAACTTGTGGAACTAACCTTAGTAGTCCTGCTCCACCAGCTCTTAGTGCTGCTCCAGCAGTGGCTGTTCCGGCAACATTTGAAATCAATCTACCAGCCACTGGCGCTGCTGCAGCTGCTGTTCTTAATGCTAAAGCTTGTGTTAAAATTTTAATAGCTTGTGTATTTTGTTGAACTTCAGTTGATTGTAATTCAACTTCACCACCTGCTAATCGTCCAAGTTCTGCTACGGTAATTCCAAGAGCAGATGCTAATGACTTTCTTTGAATTACATTTAATTTATTTAATTCTTGTTCCGAACCAACTAAACGAACTACTTCTTGTTGTAAACCTGCTAAATCTCCTGCTAATGCTAATTCTCTTGCTCGGTTAAGATTTAGTTGTCTACCAATCAATAGTGATGCTTGTAGTTCTGATTCTATTGATGACTGGAAGTCTAATATATTTTCTGCTATGTTTCCAACAGTACTTAATCCTAATCCTAATTGTTTTGCTTGAACTGCTGCTAATCCTAAGTTTCTACCCCCGTCTTGTGCAAACTTAGCAAATAATTCGGTGTTGTTTGCTAAATCTGATATTACATCTTTTGGTAATACCCCACGAAGTGCAGCAAATCTACTGATTTGAGTTTGGATTGCTCTTGCTTGTTTGTCTGATACACCGGAGATTTCTGTTTGTGCTTGTAATATTTTTGCACTTTCATCTGCTGATATACCGAACAAAAATCCTAATCTTTTAATGGAGAATAAATTGGCAAATGAAGCTTTATTAACATTTCCAAATGCTTCTTTTAATCCGTCAAATGCTCCACCAAAAAATGTTCTTTTAATAGTGTTGATTGGGCCAAGAGATTCTAATCCTTGTTGGAAACCAATTGATACTAATGCTCCAAGTCCTGCTAAACCTAATATTGAACCCATTTTAGAACCCTTGAAGAATCCTTTAGATATAGCACCCTCAACTGCTCCTGATGTAGCACCCTCAACCATACCTTGTGAAACATTATCACCAAATCCACCACCGGTAAATACCTTTTCTATTGATGTTCTAAATGAATCGGACATTTCTTTACCGAGTTCGTTTGTTCCCAATACATCAGATAGTACACCACCAATTCCTGGTATTTTTTGAACGAATCCGTCTATTGAATCCCCAATACTTTTATATTGGTTGGCTTGTAGATTAACAATACGATTGGTTTCTTTTTGAATATTTTGTTTTGCTTTTAATTTTGCTATGATTTGACCGGTGTCTTGAACACCCTCACGCATTAAATCTCTTTCTAATTTAGATAAATCAACTTGTTGAAAGTTTTCTTCTGTAATGGACTTGTTGTTATCTAAAACTTCTTTTGCTTTATCAAGAGTTTCACCGACGAGTTTTGCTTGTGCTTTATTGGCATTTACATTTTTTGCATATAATGTTGCCAAGTCATCTTCTAATCCAAGTTGCTCTTTAAGAATATCCCTTGTTTCCTTTCTTTTGTCAAGCTCTTGTGTTAAAAGATTATTTAACTTTTCTTGATTTTGTTCTGATTTACTTTTTGCCATATATTGATTGTACTAATTGTGAAAATTAAAAAACTGAATAAATTTTAATAGTTTTTCTTAAAGTAATCAAATGTTTTTTTAAATTCTGGGTCTTGTTTTGATTGTGTTTTGATATAATCTTGTAAGTCCCTATCGATTTTTTGAATCTTAGCGATTGATTGTTTGATTGTTGGGTCTTTTTCCAATTGTCTAATGGTTTTTGTAGCACCACCACGAGCAATCGCTTTCATCAATGAACCGACGAATTCTGGTATGATTTTTTTGTCTTTTACTTTAAAATTTGCCATAGATTAATTCCATTTATTCAGTAATAAATATCATCAAACCTAACTTTTCATCAATCTTGGGTCTTGATTTTGTTTCATCGCATCTTCGTATTGTTTGTTTTCTGTTTCTTTGGTTTTGACGAGTTTGTTTGCGTAAAACCTACGAAGTGGTAATGGCATATTATAGATTTCGGAGTGAGTGAATCCCTGTCCGTAATAAACTATGTTGAAGAGTTCTTCGTGGATTGCCGCCCTATTCTCTGGCGGCTGGCCAAAAAAAGTCTAACCCTAAAGGAACTCCGACCTTAACTACATTTCCGTTCCCAGTTGTATAATTGAATCTTAAATCCATATCTGGTGTAATTGATTGAACAAACTTACGATATTCTCTTGCGTCTAATGCTAAAAACTCATTGTCTACAAAATTATCAATTGTTTTTTGTTCTGTTTCTCCGTCAATAGATTGAATCTGATATTTTAATCTTGTCGTGACTTCACTTGATACACCTGTGATTTGTTCTGCTTTTTCCAAAGATTTCAATATTTTGTTGATTTCTGATTCATCTTTGTGAGTTAATAATTTGAATCCAACTTTTCTTTTTGAATTAGGTAATTCAAATTCAAAATTGTTTCCGTTTTGTAATAAAGATTCATCAACTTTCTTGTGGTCTAATGTGGTTAAATCAATAGTGGTTTCTACTTCTTGATTTGTTTCTGGGTCGATTATCATTACATCATAATCTTTTCCGTATCCTAAAATACGAGTTCCGACCATTAGTGCATTTTTATCACCGATTAGTAAATCATCTAATTTAACTTTTGGGTCTGCTATTACACTTTGTAATAATCGTTCAATCACCACACCTTGTGAAATAAGGTTTTGAGATGTTAATATGTCTTCTTCTTTTGCTGTCATATACTTGACATCGATTGTTCCACTACGCAAAGGACTATCTTCGGGATACAATAATCCCTTTGATGGTAAAGATAGAACTTCAGTAGGAAAACCATACTGATTTTCAGCCATTTTGTTTTACTCCTTGATTATTAAGAATTAATAACTTATTATTTTTTACCCATAATCTTTTCAGCACCTGCGATACCGAAAGAACCAAGGGTTATGAATACAAATGAATTGTAAACCATATCATTTATAACTAAATCTTTTCCGACTATTCCTGTTCCTAAATCAACTACTGCAAATAATGTCATTACTGCAAATGATGCGAAACCGATAATTGATT